AGAAGCTACTCGGATACCAAAAGAGAATATACAATATAAATGTATTAAATCTAAAGCAGAATTAGAGAAAAATATAGATGGATCTTTTTCTATAAAAGCATTAATACTAGAATAATGGAAATCATTTGTTACGTACTTATTGTATTGTGGGTAATGGGAATATCTGAATAATGGAATTTTTTTTACCTATCAACACTATAGTAGCAATGGTTGTAGTAATATTTTTAATAATGTATACACTTAGACCATGAGCTATTTAAACGCAAACATACCAGTGCAATACGCACAAATTAGAAGGGAGTACTTATATGATCTTAAAAAACATCATGGAGAAGTTGAAGACTGCGCTATATTTGGTTTATCGGCTATTACTGGGCGTTCCTTACTTTTTCATTGTATTATGGAAAATGGAGCTGTCTACTATCGTTTACCAATATCTGCATTCATTCAAAGAGGCTTTAAACCGAGTGATGTTCCTAAACGTAGGCTTGATGAGTTGGTTTTATGGAACTGTTTTAGTTACTATCCTGCTGTTACTTCTTGGGACATTTTAGATGGTCAGGCGGGTAAATACATCGGTAAAGATAAAAAGTGGCATCCAGGTGCTTATCTTTTTACTGTGGATTTTGCTCATCCTGAGTCTAATATTCTAGATACTGATCATTCAGAAATACCACAAGAGCATAAATGTGCACATGTATTAGCTTTAGATGATGGTAACTATGCAGCACAACCTAATAACAGGTTGATTTGGGACATTCCATCGTTTACAGTTAAAGATGAGATACCAGACTGGAAGGTACAAACTAGTGAGTGGAATGTAGAAGATTCTAGAAAATGGAAAACAGAAGATACAGATAAATTTTTCTATGAAATTCAAGAAAAAAAATGAAGGTAATTGATAATTTTCTTCCTGAAGAAGATTTCAAAATATTACAAAAAATTGTAATGGGTAAAACAATACCTTGGTATTTTGCTAAAGAAACCAATTTTGGAGCAAAACAACTAAGCGATTTTTATTTTTGTCATACTTTATATAACTGTAACCCAGTAAGTGATTATTATGAGGTTTTTGTAAATAAATTAATATCAAAACTAGACTTATTCGCATTAAGAAGAGTCAAATTAAATTGTTATCCTTGGTCAGAAAAACTTATAGAACATAAATTACACATTGATTACCCTGAGAAACATAAAGCTTTAATACTGTATTTCAATACTTGCAATGGGTTTACTATGTTCGAAAACAACACTAAAATAGAGTCTGTAGAAAATAGAGGTTTATTATTTGATGGATCAAAAAAACATAGAAGTACTAACTGTACAAATGATAAAGCAAGATTCAATATAAATATTAATTACATATAAATTATGAAGTTAACCGCAAACATAACACTTGACGAGCTTTGCAAAAGCCAAATAGCTGAAAGGAAGGGAATAAACAACAATCCTAACCCAGCTCAAATAGAAAATATAAAAGCACTAGCAGTAAACGTGCTTCAACCGATACGTTCTCATTTTGACAAACCATTAATTATATCTAGCGGATTTCGTTGTGCTCAGTTGTGTAATGAAATAGGTAGTTCAGTTAATAGTCATCATGTAGCTGATGATAAATGTGCTGCAGCAGATTTTGAAGTACCTGGTGTAGATAATAGAGAGCTAGCTCTTTGGATCAAATCAGAGTTAGAATATGACCAGCTAATATTAGAATTTTACCGTGATAACGAACCGACAAGCGGATGGGTACATTGTTGCTATTCTACAGATCACAATAGACATCAATCTTTAAGAGCATATAGAGAAGATGGTAAGGTTAAATATAAACCTTGGTTAGAATAATATGGCAATAACTAGAGGACAAATAAAAAAACAACTAGAACCTGGTTTAGGTAGAGGCTGGGGAAGAGCAGAAAAAAGCAAATTTAGAAAAGTGTTGGAGAAAACACATGGTAAAATCTACAAATCCAGTCGCAAAAAGTCTAAGGTCTAGAACATTCAAGCCCAAAGTGATACAATCGAAGAAGTTGTACAACCGTAAAAAGAAGAGAAATAACACTCTTAATGCGGCCGCTAAAAGTTATGAATGATAGAGAAAAAGTAAATAAAAGCAAAGTCATCCAGTATGTTCAAAAAAAATTTGAAGATGCTCAACAGATGACTATGTTTAAATTTCTAAGACAAGAAGTAGATATCAACGGCACGGGTACACATAAATACAGATTAAAAGAAGGTAGAAACAAAGGTAAGGTATTATGACAAAATTATGTCCAAGAGGAAAAGCAGCAGCTAAGAGAAAATTCAAAGTATATCCCAGTGCATATGCAAATGCCTACGCATCTAAAATTTGTGCAGGTAAAATTAAAGATCCTTCTGGCAAAAAAAGAAAAGACTTCAGAGGACCTAAACCAGCTATGACGGGTGGTATAATGAAATATGCTAAAGGAGATCAAGTTAAGGTAAACAAAGTTATCAAAGGTTTAAAGAAAGCTTCTAAATTACATAAGGGACAAGCTAAAACCTTAAGTAAAATAAAATTATCAAGAGGCGGTGGAGTAGCTGTTAGAGGTACAAATTTTAAAGGTGTTTTTTAATGTCTAAACGAGGAACGTGCTGGGTTGGTTACGAACAGAAAGGCATGAAGAAAAAAGGAAATAAAATGGTTCCAAATTGTGTGCCTGCAGGAATGAAAAGTGGTGGACTCAAAGAATGGTTTAGACAAGATTGGGTAGACATTGGATCTAAGAAAAAAGGTGGAGGATACAAAAAATGTGGAAGAAAATCAGCAAGTGGATCAAAACGAAAGTATCCAAAGTGCGTGCCTGCTGCAAAAGCAGCAAGTATGACAGACTCCCAGAAACGGAGTGCCGTTGCAAGAAAAAGAAGTAAAGCACAAGGTGTTGGTGGTAAACCAACAAATGTGAGAACTATTTTAAAAAGAGACATCGGTGGAGATGTTAATATGTATCCAAAAGGTAAGTTCTCCTTAAATTTTTTTGAAACAAAAGGAACTAAAGCTGAAAAGGGTGATAATTTAATTACCACAATAAGAGATTCTAAGGCTAAGTTTAATCCTGAATTAAGTTATGATAAGATATATAAAAAATCAGAAGTAGGTATTGGTATAAACAAAGATAGAATTAGAGTAGGGTTTAAAAAGAGATTTTAATTATGGCAACATCAGGATCAACATCATTTAATTTAAACATCGATGAAATCATTGATGAAGGCTACGAAAGATGTGGCCTAAGACCTATGGCTGGTTATGATTTAAAAACAGCTAGAAGATCTTTAAATTTATTATTTGCCGACTGGGGAAATAGAGGTGTTCACCTTTGGAAAGTTGAATTAAACGAACAAGCATTAACTGCGGGCACAGCCACTTACACAGTTGCCTCAAATGTAAACGATGTTTTAGAAGCTTATATTTCTACTACAGCTGCTGCTGGTGATAATGCTAACACACAGGATGTTGCGCTTACGAAAATAGACAGATCTGCTTATTCTGCTTTACCAAATAAATTAGCTACAGGTCAACCATCGCAGTATTATGTGGACAGACAAACAACACCTAAAATAAGTTTATACGTAGCACCTGATGCCTCAACTTACAAAACTTTAAAATTTTATACTATAAACAGAATAGAAGATGCTACAGTTTATAATAATCAACAAGCAGATGTAGCTTATAGATTTTTACCATGTATGTGTGCAGGTCTTGCTTATTATTTATCCATGAAAAAAGCACCTGAAAGAATTGAAGCTATGAAATTAATTTACGAAGACGAACTTAAAAGGGCTTTGGATGAAGATGGACAGAGAACATCATTATATGTTTCTCCACAATCGTACTATCCAAATTTATCATAATGGCTAAATATGCAAACGGAAATAGATCACAAGCAATATCTGATAGAAGTGGTCAAGCATTTCCATATCAAGAAATGGTTACAGAATGGAATGGGTCTTTCGTCCACATATCTGAATTTGAAGAAAAACATCCTCAAATAAGAAGAAAGAGAACCGTTGCCGATGCTATTGCTTTGCAAAAAGTTAGACCTCAAAGATTTCAACAACCTACTCAACCTTTTACGAGTGATGTTACAATTGCTAGTTCTGGAGGTACGATGGTAGGAGTAGCTAACCTAACATTACCAGGTCAATTTGGTTTTATAAATCAAGGTACTAGTGAAATGAAACCAGCAGACCCATCTTTACAAAATAGAAGAAGACAAGCAATTACAGAAGTTGGAAATGTAATCATAGGGATATCATAATGGCAATCACTTATACAAATTTTTTAACACAAGTAAGAAACTACACTGAAGTAGATAGTAATGTTTTGACTGATTCTTTGTTGGATCAATTTGTGAGAAATACAGAATTAGACATAGCTGGTCAGGTAGATTATGACGATTTAAGAAAATATTCTACTTCTAATTTTACTATAGGTAATCGTTATGTATCTTTGCCTTCAGACGCTTTAATTTTAAGATCTGTGCAAGTTATTGATGGTTCAAATAACAGAACATTTTTAGAAAAAAGAGATACCAGCTTTATATCAGAATTTGCACCTAATGATTCAACTACAGGAACTCCAAAATATTATGCTAGTTGGGAGGATAATGTTCAAACTGGAGCAGTTATTCTTGTAGCTCCTACTCCTGCTGCAGCCAACACTGTGCAAATCAATTATATCAAAGATCCACCTCATTTTGATAGTTCTACAAACACTTTTTTATCTACACACCAAGAGGCCTTACTTTTGTATGGCGTTTTACGAGAATGTTTTGGATTTTTAAAAGGACCTGAAGATCTATACAAACTGTATTCTGATAGGTATAATCAAAGTATACAAGCTTTTGGTCTACAACAAATGGGTAGACGAAGAAGAGGAGAATACGACAGTGGAGTTCCTCGAATAAAAATACCTTCACCGTCACCATAAAATTAATTAAGGAGAAAACATGGCAATAACAACTAACGCAATTTGTAATTCTTTTAAAAAAGAATTATTAGAAGCAACTCATAATTTTAGTAACCCAGGTGGTAATTCATTTAAACTATCAATGTACACTAACTCGGCTACTTTAGGAAAATCGACAACATCTTTTACAACTGGCAACGAAGTAACATCACCATCTGGTGGATATTCTTCTGGTGGTAAAGCATTAGTAAATGTAGGAACATCTATAGCTACAAACACAGCTATTACCGACTTTGCTGATTTATCATTTGTTGGTGTCACAATCACAGCAAGAGGTGCTTTGATTTATAATGACACTAATGCCGATAAAGCCGTAGCGGTACTAGATTTTGGCGGTGATAAAACTGCATCTGCAGGAACGTTCACTATTCAGTTTCCAGCATTTACAACGAGTGCAGCAATATTGAGAATCGCATAATTTAAAAGGAGGTGCCTGCTATGGCAAACATTACTAATTTGTTTTTCATAGCGGGTCATCCGTTTGGAGTTCTTCATGGCTAAAACATGGGGAGCACAAACATGGGGCGCAGGTACGTGGAATGATCAAGATTCAAACGCTGTAGCAGTCACAGGACTTTCATTAACATCATCACAAGGAAGCGCTCAAGGTGTTTCTATAAATGGTTGGGGTAGAGCAGAATGGGGATCAGCTGCATGGGGCATAACTGGATCTGTTATCCCAGGTAGTCAATCTTTATCAACAGGATTAGGAACTGTATCAGTAGAAGCTTTAGTAGAAGTTGGTTGGGGCCGAGGTGGTTGGGGCAACAGAGCTTGGGGAGAAACTTATTCTGTTTTACCAGCAGGGCAACAAGCAACACTATCACAGGGAACTGCAGTCGCTAAAACAGATTTTACCGCAGTAGTTTCTGGTTTAGATTTATTGACTATTACTCAAGGTTTAAATTCAATACAAATTGATGGTAGCGTAACTGTATTTGTTGGTGAAGATGCTATACAAAGTTCTATTGGAAGTTTATCTTCTGTAACTGGAACTGCAGTAGTTTCACCTAATGGCCAAGCTTTATCAGGATCTATCGGTCAAGTAATACCTGAAAATAAAACACCTGTAG